GGTGTTCACTCCAAAGCTAGGTGCTCAGGCAATCGTAGGTCTAACAGCAGAAGGCGCTGAATTCGCATCACAGGACACAGCAGTTACTTTCCAGGAAGATAACGTAGTCAAGTTCGCCGGTGCTGGAATTCTAGACGTTGAGCTCGTGGATCGCAGCGATCCAAGCTTCCTTGACCTTTATATCCGTGAGCTTTCTGCATCATACGCACAAAAGACAGATGCGTACGCAGCGAAGATTGCAGTTAATAACTGCGGATCAACTTCAGGATCAACAATCTACAAGGCTATTGCTCAGGGTATCGCAGACTCTTATGGAGTAACACGCTCTACACCTAACAAGCTTATGGTTTCACCTTCAGGTGGAAACGACAGCATCGACTTTGCTAACCTTCTTGGCGCTGTAGATGGTTCAAACCGTCCACTATTCGCTGCTGCTGCACCTCAGAACGCTGCTGGTCTCATTACACAGGGATCAACAAACGGATCAGTTGCAGGTCTTGACCTCGTAGTTGACGCTAACTACACAGGCGATGACTCAAACGTTAAGTACGCATTGGTATATCCATCAAACGCAATGCGATTCCACGAGAGCGCACAAATTCAGTTGCGTTCAAATGTTGTATCAAATGGTCAGCTAGAGATCGGTCTCTACGGATACGTTGCAGTAGTTAACCGCTACCCAACAGCTTTCCGTGGTCTTTCAGTAGCTTAATAAGTAACACCCTAAGTCACTCAGAGGGGCTGCCGGAGCCCTTGCAGCCTCTCTGAGTCTTTAGAAAGGAAAGCATGTCACTCACGACAGTTACGGAGCTTAAAACGGCTCTTGGCGTTGGAAGTTTATACTCAGACGCTACGCTTCAAGAAGTCGCAGATGCGGCTGATAACGTGCTGCTTCCATTCATTTGGTCTAACACAACTTCAAACATTGCACACAGCAATACAACAAATACTGGAACTCTTTATTTTGAGCAGTCAGTTACAGACGTTTTCTATGTAGGTCAAACAGTTGTAATCTCAGGCAACGGCTCAAAGCACAACGGTAGCAAGACAATCACAATCGTTGGCGATAAATATATTACTTACGCTATTACAGGCAATAACAATACCGCTCAGCCTTATCACCCGGTCAACCCATTTGGAACCGTAGCGGCAGAAACTTATCTCGACCCAGCAGCCGTCCCAGCTATTCAAGAAGCTAGTTTGATGATCTGCGTCGATATTTGGCAATCACGCCAAGCGCCTTCAGGCGGCTCAGTCAGCATTGACGGTTATACCCCTAGCCCTTATCGCATGGGCAATACTCTTTTGGCTCGCGTTCGTGGTCTTATAGCTCCATATTTAGATCCTCGTTCTATGGTGGGCTAATGACAGCCATTACAACTCTTCGTTCTACTATCGCCACAGCTTTAGTTGATAACACGAAATACAGCGTTTTTTCTTTTCCACCTGCAATGCCGATTGCAAATAGCGTGGTCATAGCACCATCTTCAGGCGATTACCTAATGCCTAGCAATAACCAATGGGCAAGCATCGCGCCTATGGCTAACCTGGAAATCCGTTTATATGTGCCGCTCCTGGATAACCAAGGTAATCTTTCGGGCATCGAAGACATGATGGTGACAGTTTTTAACAAACTGGCAGCCTCTTCAATTAAGTTTAATGTTGGCTCAGTAACCAATGTCGGGCAGCTTGATTCCGACTCAGGTGCACTCTTAACGGCTACCATTAATATATCAACACTTACGGAATGGACATAACATGACCGATCTCGCACAATGGGAAAAAGAGAACGCTGACTTCCTGATCAAAATCGGTCAGGTTACTTCAGCGCCAAAGGCAACAAAACCAACAACAAAGAAAGATGAGGAATAACCAATGGCAATTTTCTTAAACAACAAGGTAGGCTTTAAGATTGCCACAGTCAATCTTTCAGATCACGTAACGGCTTTCCAGCTTAATAGAGTCGTTGACTCTTTAGAGGTCACAGCTATGGGTGACACAGCTCACAAGTTCGTGGCTGGGCTTGCAGCAGATACAATCACAGTAACATTCTTGAACGACACAGCAGACGGCAGCGTACTCGATACACTTCAGTCAGCATTTGGATCAACAGTTGCTTTCCAGGCAATTCAAGATTCAAGCTCAGCAGTTTCAGCAACCAACTTGCTCTACTCAGGTACAATTTTTGTTGACAACCTAACCGACATTAACGGTGCAGTTGGAGACGAAGCAACTATCGATATCACATTTACCTGCAACAGCAAGACATCTTACGCTGCAACAGGTTCTTGGTCATAAACTAACAAACTAAAGGGGCTAACAAATGGCAAAACTCAAAGTAACAAGGGCTGATGGACAAGTGCAGGAGTTTGAAATAACTCCTCTCTTGGAATATAGCTTTGAACTTCATGCCAAGAAGGGCTTTCACAAAGCTCTGATAGAGGATCAGAAACAATCTGACGTCTATTGGCTTTGCTGGGACGCAATTCGTCGTTCGGGTGAAACGGTCAAACCTTTCGGGGAAGGGTTCTTAGAGACTCTCAAGTCAGTTGAGGTCTTAGAGTCCGACCCTTTAGGGTAGATCGGAACTCTGTCACCTATCTCGCGGCTAGATTAAGTCACGAGTTTGGAGTTCCGTTTCAAACCATTGTAGAACTTCCAACAATGGCTTTCAAAGCACATATTCAAGTCCTTAAGGACATAGCGAAGGAGCAGAGCGATGCGTATCGAAATTCGCGGAAACGCTGATCTTCGGAAAGCAATGCGTCGCTTTACTCCTGATCTAGAAAAAGCTTTGAAGAAAGAAATCACAGCAGCGTTGAAACCTGTCGTATTACAGGCAAAAGGCTTTGTCCCTGCTCAGTCTCCAATGTCAGGTTGGGCTAGTCGTTCATTTAGCGAAGGCAAGTTCCCAACCTATAACGCTTCTACAATTAAAGCTGGAATTACTTACAGCACAACTCCAAGCAAGATTAATGAAAATGGCTTTAGCTCAATGGCAAGAATTGAGAATAAAAGCCGCGTTGGTGCTATCTACGAAAGCGCAGGACGCAACGGTCTAGATGGTCAACCTTGGGTTGGGGCTAAAGCTGGAAGCAATAGCAACAGGGTTAGCAAATCAACAAACCCAGGAGCAGGTGCTCAGTTCATTAGAAATTTACCGCCATTGGTTTCTAGCCTTAAGGGTCGCGGTCGCTTGATCTATCGCGCTTGGGCTCTTAACCAAGGCAAAGCAGAAGGCGCAACAATGAAAGCCATTGACAAGGCTTTATCTCAGTTTAGAGCTGAAGCTGCTAAAGGCAAACTAGGGAAGGCAGCATAATGGCTCAAGTCAACGAGACGATTAACATTGGGTCAAAGGCAGATACCCGTGGCTTTAAGCAAGCTGAGTCAGCAGCCACAAAACTAACCAAGACTCTTAGAAATCTAGCAGGAGCTTTTGGTCTTGCTTACTCAACAACGGCTTTAATCAAATTTGGTAAAGATTCAGTAAAGGCATTTGCGGAAGATGAAAAGGCTGCTGTTCGCCTTTCCAAAGTCGTTGACAACCTTGGTCTTTCTTTTGCTAACAATCAAATTGCTAGTTTTATTGACGAACTTACTTTGGCTTCAGGCGTCTCTGACAACGAGCTTCGTCCGGCTTTCCAGGCACTCATTAGCACCACAGGGTCACTTGCTGCATCTCAGGACATGCTCAAGCAAGCAATTGACATTGCGGCAGGTAGCGGCGAGAACCTCACAACAGTAGCCAATGACTTAGCCCAGGCTTATGTAGGCAACACTAAGGGTCTAAAGAAATATAATCTTGGTCTAACAAAGACAGAATTAGCCGCAGCTTCTTTTACTAAAATTCAGGCTTTGCTTAATAAGCAATTTGCAGGATCTAATGAAGCTTACTTAACAACTTACGCTGGCAAGATGGAAAAGTTTGCCAATGCAGCAGGAGAAGCCCAAGAAATTATTGGTAAAGGCTTGCTTGATGCTTTGGGTATTCTTGGCGGTCAAGGCGTCGATGATATCGATGCTGCAACCTCTTCAATGAATAAACTTGCAACAGCTACTTCTGAAGCCATTGTTGGTCAGGCTTCATTTTGGTCACAAATTGGCAGCACTAAGGGCGGCGGTATTCTTAAGAATGTCGCTAAGGCAGCAGGTCTCTACCTTTCTGAAGTTCTAGGTATTACAGCGTCTCGTGAACTAGGTCGTGCAGCTCTTAACCCTGCAACCGGCGCTTCTACTATTGACAATTACAATATGGAAGCAAACGCCAAAAAGATAGCTGCTGATAAAGCAAAGGCTGAGGCTCTTGCTAAAAAGCGAGCCGATGAGATTCTTAAAGCAAGCAAGGCAAATTCAGCAGAACTCAAGAAACAAGCGGCTCTTAAGAAAGCCGGAACCATCTTTGACCTAGATCAAGTTCAACTTCTCGCTGCGCTCAAAGGCAAGTTATCCGATGAAGAGCGAAAGCGCGTAGAACTTCAGTTTGCCATTATTACAGGCAACGTCTCAGAGGCTCAGAAGCTCACTTATGAGCTCGCTAGAGCCCAGGGTTTCAGCGTTGCTATTGCCAAAGACCTAGCAAGCATGTCTTTTAAGAATAACCCATTTGCTTCATGGGAAGCTTATTTGGATACACTTCTAAAGAAGGCTCAAGAACTTGCAAAGATTGGCTCAGGCGGCGGTGGCGGTAATGCTGCTCCTGTAATTCCACCTTTAACGCCTGAAGACCGAACAAGGCTTCTCGCTCCCGTCAACCCTAATGGCGTAAGCACTATTGGCGAATACATTAGACAACTAGACCTAGCCGGTACTTCAACCCTTCCGGTCACCCCTAGCGTTGGTACTGGTCAAGGTGGCTCTGTAATGGAGAACTATCGCTTGAACCAAATTGTCGTTCAAATTGATGGAAAGCAAGTAGCTGCTGCTCTTCAGGACTCTTCAATGTCAGGCACCTCTTCTTCGGTTAATAGACTAACCGGCGGTTGGTTGTAATGGCTTTACCTGCTCAAATATCCGTGAGCTTCGACTTTTCGTCGGGTGCGACCTTCTCATTTCCATTTACAATAGGCGATGACAAGTACGGCATTTTAGGCGTTAGCGCCTTGGCAGGTTCAAGTGTCCCGACACCAATTGTTGATCTAACTCCTAATGTCCGAAACATTACAATCGAGCGTGGACGCAACCTACAGAGCGATCAGTACGTGGCTGGAACAGCCGTTGTACGCGTTATGGATCCTGACTCATACTTCAACCCACAAAATACTTCTTCGCCTTATTATGGCTATTTGACGCCTTTACGCAAGATTCGCATTGCAGCGACAACTGCGACAACTCAGCACTTTCTATTTTCAGGCTATACAACAGAGTACCGATATACCTATCCACAAGGGCAGGAGACAGGGTATGTCGATATCTATGTAGCTGACGCTTTTCGTCTTTTTAACTTGGCTCAGGTTGACACGGTAGCCGATGCTGGGGCAGGGCAATCAACCGGAACCCGTATTGGCAAGATATTAGATCAGGTCAATTTCCCATCAAATATGAGAACTTTGGCGACCGGGCAGTCTTCATGTATTGCTGATCCTGGAACTCTTCGCACCTCTCTTGCAGCTATTCTCAATACAGCCTTCTGCGAGCAAGGCGCCTTCTATATCGACCCGTCGGGAACAGCCGTTTTCAAGGACAGAAATAGCGTTGTCTCTTCTATTGCCCAAACCCCAATTGAGTTCAATCAATCAACAGGGATACCTTACAAAAACCTAGTTTTTGCCTTTGATGACAAGCTCATTATTAATCAGGCTTCCATGCAGCGTTATGGTGGAACTGCTCAGTTCTATCAGAATGAAGCAAGCGTTCTCAAATACTTCCCACACCAATACAGCGCCCAGGACTTGGTTATCGATACCGATGCCAATGCCCTAAACATTGCTGCAACCTACGTCACGAGTAGAGCCGAGACAACGATCCGAATAGACTCTATGACGATTGACCTTCTCGATACAGCAGTCCCAACAGATACTATGATTGCTTTGGACTATTTCGACGTGGTTCGCATTGAGAATAATCAACCCGATGGATCTACAATTGTGAAGACTCTTCAGGTGCAGGGTTTGGCTTGGGAAATTAGCCCAAATGCTATGACCTGCCGGGTCACAACACTCGAAAGTTTAACCGACGGCTTTGTCGTTGGAAGCTCAGAACGCGGTATAATTGGTATATCAGCGATGACTTGGTAATAGGAGAATAACAATGCCGAACTTCCCTGCCGTTACAGGCGACATTTTGACAGCCCAAATGTATAATTCGCTCCCCCAATTTAATTGGAACGCGCAGTCAGGCTCAACATACACAGTTGCGAACACGGACATTTACCAAGTATTAGTCCAGGCAACTAACGCCTCAACCAAGACAATCACAATCGCTCCTGACTCAACCCTAACTTCAGCAACTCAAGGATCAGCAATTACTTTTATGAACTCAGGTGCAGGGCTTCTTACTTTTGCAGCCGGGTCAGGCGTAACTATTACTTCAGCCGGAGCAGTCTCAGCAGCTCCTACGTTGGCTCAATACAAGACAGCCGTTGCGATCCGTACAGGTGCAAACGCTTGGACAATTGTGGGAGCTATAAGCTAGTGATTGGCGCAATTACAGCAGGGCTTTATGGGGTTCCATATACAGCGCCAGCCACGTTACTTGACTTTCTCGTCGTAGCTGGTGGTGGCGGCGGCGGTTCAGATGGTAATGGTGCAGCAGCCGGCGGCGGCGCTGGTGGATATAGAACAGGATCATCTTTCTCGTTTTCTCTTGCAACTAATTATTCAGTAACAGTTGGTGCTGGTGGAGCTGGTGGTTTAAGAAACTATGACTCAACTTGCGCTGGAACTTCGGGCAGTAATTCAATTTTTAATTCAACAACTTCAGCCGGCGGCGGTGGTGGAGCTGGTGGTCGCAGCGGTGCAACAGCAAAGACCGGCGGTTCAGGCGGCGGCGGCTCAGGCGGTAACGCAACTGGAGCAGCAGGTAATACACCATCAACTTCTCCGGCTCAAGGTTACGCCGGCGGTAATGACAATAACGCAGACAATGAATCAAACGGCGGCGGTGGTGGAGCTGGCGCAGTTGGTGGTAACGGAACTGGACAGAACACAACATCGGGTGCTGGTGGAGTTGGAGTTTCAAACTCAATAACTGGTTCAGCAGTATTTTATGCTGGCGGCGGTGGCGGCGCAGCTTACCGTTTATCTACTTCAGCAGGTGCAGGTGGTAATGGCGGCGGTGGAGCTGGCGGTAACGCAGCAGCAGCAGGTGGTTCACAAATTGCACCAACAGCCGGTACAGCCAATCTTGGCGGCGGCGGTGGCGGCGGCGGCTCAGCCGGCGGCAATGGTTATGTAGGCGGTTCAGGCGGTTCAGGCGTTGTTATTCTCAAATATCCTGATGCTTACACAATTACAATTGGCGCTGGACTTACAGGATCAACCTCTACGATTACCGGATATAAGGTTACAACAATTACAGCCGGTACAGGAAATGTGAGTTTCGCATAATGGCACACTACGCATTTTTAGATGATTCCAATATTGTTACAGAAGTTATTGTCGGCATTGATGAGAATGAACTTATTGAGGGAAAGACTCCCGAAGTTTGGTACTCAGAATTTAGAGGACAAACCTGCGTTCGTACTTCATACAATGCAAAAATTCGCTATAACTATGCAGGAATTGGATATAGCTATGATCCGATTGACGATGCTTTCATTGCGCCAATGCCTTCATGTGGTCACGACTCTTTGCTTCTCAATGCTGCAAAGTCTTGGGAATGTGCAGAATGTGATGCGTTGTACGCATGAACCCAAAGTTATGCAAAGCCGGTATTCAATTAAGGGAACAGATAGATGATTGTTTCCCTGACCGAGACAGGCGTTCCGACGGTTGGCTTGGCGATGCACGTCATTCAGCGCGTGTTAGTCAGCACAATCCTGATAAGCAGGGAATTGTCACAGCCATTGATATTGACCGGGATCTCCATGGAATATTAAAACCGGACACAATGCCTTACCTTGCAGATCAGATTCGACTCGCCGCAAAACGTGGCGATAAGAGAATTTATTACGTCATCTTCCAGGGAAAAATTACTTCCGCTCGCGTGGGGTGGCGTTGGGTCAAGTATCGTGGAATTAATCCACATAACACGCATTGCCATGTCTCTTTCAATAAGAAAGCTGACTCAAGCGATTTCTTCGATATTCCATTACTAGGGGGAAAACAATGAACATGAAACACCCAGCAGTCGTATCTCTTGGAGCGTTCTTAGCAGTATGGGGCACAACCTCAAACTTTGCTTTGGACTATCGCTCAATCCTTGGTTCAATCGTCGCTGGCGTATTTGGTTACGCATCTCCTAAGAAATGAACGCGCAGGACTTTGCGGCAATTGCAGTCGCTATCATCACAGTTCTCGGCGGCGTTGCAGCTTATGTCCAGTTCATGATTAAGCACTACCTATCAGAACTCAAGCCAAATTCAGGCTCTAGCATTAAGGATCAGGTTTCTCGACTAGAAGCGCGTGTCGATACCATCATTGACTTATTAGGAAAGTGATACTTATCTCATGGCAAGGAAACGACCGGTCATAGACTTAGATACTTACAGCGCCTTAGATGCTTACGCAATAGCGTTAAACGAGTATTACAAGTCTTTACGTAGAGCAGGTTTTACAGAGACTCATGCTTTTTGGCTGCTATCAGATCGCGAAACCTTTCCTGATTGGATTATCCCTAATCTACCCAATCGCATAGACAATATCCCCTATGACGACGATGAGGACTAATGAAAAGAACCGTGGTTCTGCCCGACTTGCAATGCCCATATGAAGATTCACATTTAGTCAACAACCTAGCTCGCTTTATTAAGGTTTATCGACCTGACGCAGTTCTCTCAATAGGCGATGAAATAGATCTTCCCCAGGTATCGCGTTGGACTGAAAACACTCCTGGCTGGTACGAGCAGACACTTGCCGCAGACAGAGATCACACAGTTGAGGTTTTGTGGAAGCTGACAGAGCATGTCAAAGAAGCTCACATGATCAGAAGCAATCACACAGATCGTTTGTATAACGTCATTATGAAGAAAATCCCAGCATTTCTCAGCCTTCCCGAATTACGCTTTGAGAAGTTTCTTAAGCTTGATGAACTAGGGATAAAGTATTGGAAGGATCCAATGCCTATCGCCAAAGGTTGGATAGCCATTCACGGCGACTTGGGCAGCCTAAACCCTAACCCTGGCATGAGCGCACTTGGACAAGCTCGTAAGCATGGCATAAACGTCATTATGGGGCACACGCATAGAGCCGGCAGAAGTGCCCATTCTGAGGCTTCTAACGGGGTTTTAAGACGTGTTCTCCATGGAGTTGAAGTAGGACACGCCATGAACTTAAAACAGGCTAAATACGTCTCAACGCCTAATTGGCAGCAAGCCTTCGCAATCGTCAAAGAACATGGGAAGAACGTCCAGGTTGACCTTATTTACGTTGAGAAGGACGGCACGTTTATTGTGGACGGCAAGGTCTATGGACGACCTAGATAACGACATTAAGCGCACCATTGACGATCACGTGGACGCGACAGAATTGTTACCATTTCGTTATCAAAATAAGCTAGTAGAGGTAGAGTTGCCGTTATAGACTGAGCCCAACAACAACAGAAAGGGCTCAAAATGAATATCTATCTACTCACATTCTTAGCCGTAGTGATCCCATTTATGGCTGGCTATTACCTTGGAGTTTCAGACGGCAAGGTCGAAGGTCGTATCGAGCAGTTCCAGGCGAAGCGATGAACGCAGGTGATTTCCTTAACGAAGCAAGAGCAACAATCGAAGACCGTGGAATGGATTACGGTCACCCGACAGACAATATGTCCCGAACTGCATCACTTTGGTCTGCATACCTCGAAGTGCCGGTTACGGATTACCAAGTGGCAATGTGTTTGGCGCTGGTCAAAGTCGCAAGAAGTATGGAAACATCAAAAGTCGATAATTACATCGACGGAAGCGCCTACTTTGCTATATCAGGACAATTGAGATCAGAGGAGAATGACCTTTATGTTTAATCTAGAAGATTATGAAGACGTTGCAACACTCAATCGCTGGTTTATTGAGAACTATCCAATGGGACGTTCAAACTTGGTCACGGAGTTTCACGATCCTGTAAATGGATATATCCGAGTAAGAGCTGAAATCTACAGAGACAGCGCTGATCCTTTCCCTGCTGTATCTAACGTAGCCTTTGGTGCTAGAGATCTTTACAATCGAAATATGGCTCGCTATTACTGCGAGGATACTGCAACGTCAGCTTTGGGACGCGCAATCATACTTTTGAAAGGCTCTAGCAAGACGGCTACACGGGAAAGCATGGAAGAAGTAGCAAAGACTCAAAACGTCGTAGCTGAAGTAAAAGCCAAAATGGCTCAAACATCTAAAGAATATATCCCTGTAGAAAAGGCAGATGATCCATGGACAATTGCACCTGCGGCACCCGTAGCAACGATGGAACAAGCGGTCGAGACGGTGAAGTCAATACTTGGTGCCACGCCGGTGGACGAGAGCTGTGTTCACGGGGCTCGCGTTTGGAAGACCGGAACTAGCAAAGCCGGAAAACCATGGGGACATTGGAAGTGTACGGTCAGTCGTCAAAACACCCAAGAAGAACCATGTGATCCTATTTGGTACGAAATATTAAGTGATGGATCATGGAAGCCACAGGTAAAACGCTAATGGGACATATTGAGTTCTTAAACCAAGATAACGAATGGGAACGATTTCCAACTGAAGAAGAAGAAGCAAACCTAAGAGCTAATGCTCAGGCTTTGGAAGAGCTCGGTTACATGCTTATCTGCCAGTTATGCAATGTTGTTCCAACTTGGGCTCAGATTCGTAATCGTTGGATCTCCAAAGAATGGACTTGCGATAAGTGCCATACAATTAACTCTGCTGGTCGTGCATGACACGTCACAGAAAAGACCGAGGCTATCGAACCGAGCGAGTGGTTGCAGCCTATCTCTCGCAATGGTGGAGAAGCGCTGGCGTCGGTCGTGGGGCTGGAAAAGATATAACCAACGTCCCGTTCGACGTTGAGGTTAAAGCTAGATCGGCGTTCCAGCCATTGGAGTGGCTGCGTCAAGCAACCAAGCGAGCAGACGGTAAATGCCTTCCGTTCGTGGTGTGTCGTATGAATGGACAGGGTGAAGATGCTTCCGAGTATCTTGCTTTTATGCGATTTGGTGATTTGGTGCAGCTACTCCTTCCAATTTACGGAGATATCCAGCAAGATTCGGTACAATTAGAACCTGAGAGATGCACACAATGTGGATCCTGGAAGATAAAGGACGTCCCATGCCGGACATGCGCTAATGCCAATCTATGAATTTGAATGTAATAACGACAAGTGCGCCAGCAATAGCAGATACGATCAAGAGTTTGCCATAGCTGAGCCGCATGACCTTGACTGCCCATTTTGTGGGGAGTCCATGCGAAAGGTGTATTCAAGTGTTCCGAGTGTTATCTTTAAAGGTTCAGGGTTCTATTCAACAGATAAGTGATGTAATTCACAATAATAAAATGTCCGATTTAGGGATATTTATACGCATTAAATACTTGACACGTACGGTACTCTCATGGCTAGAGCCCATCAAGGGCTCAGAGCGAGCCGCTTCGCGGATAGCTCGCTCGGTAGCAATCGCTATTGGGATAGCTCTATCTATGCAGAGTATTGCATTAGGTCAAGGCTCAATAGATCCAATTCAAAGCGTTCACCAATTAGCTGATAAGCAATTAACAGAAGTTCAAGAAGCTTGTCATAATGAGATTACATTTAGAGAGTCTTCAAATAATAGATATGCAGTTAATGGATCTCACCATGGTTACTATCAAGGCAGAAGCCAATACCTAAAGGATAAGCCTGATGATATTCAGTTCTATTGGTATTGGTCTTATGTGTCTAAGAGATACGGTATTACACAGTATGATGAGCCTAACTATTGTAAGGCATTACATCATCTAAAGACAAAGGGTTGGCAGTAATGGATTTAGTATTAGCTGCATTGACTGGTTGTTTATGCACATTGATTGGGTATTGGTCTAATGGCAAGTAAGAAAGGTGATCCTAGAAACACCAAGGCTTACCGTCGGGCTAGGCTCACAGTCCTCAACCGAGACGGGCATATATGTAGCTACTGCGGATCAACAGAAGACTTAACTATTGATCACGTGCTCAGCATCAAGCATCACCCTGATCTCGCCATGAATTTAGAGAACATGGTCATTGCCTGTAAAAGTTGCAACTCACGTAAAGGTTCACGCTCACAGGGTGTTTTTTTAGCACAAGCCGACACCCCCCCTGTCTTTCCGTCCTTTCTCTCCCCGATGCGGTCGGAGATTCACCAAGACAGTCCGTTCACGGCCAAGCCGATGACGAACTAACCCGATGACAACCAAACGATCCAAAGCGCTGCGAGGGGCAACCAAACCACGGCTGTCTTCAGTACCTTTGAAGGGCAAATCTAAAATTGATGACGTCAAAGAGATTGCCAAGCTGCTGAATGAAGAATTGCTTCCCTATCAGGAGTACGTGCTCAAGGACATGCTCACGGTCGATAAGAATGACCAATTTATTCGTAAGCTAAATTTGTTGTTGATCAGTCGTCAAAACGGCAAGACATTTTTGGCGCGTATGCTCATTTTGACTCATTTGCTCAAATGGAACACGGACGTGCTTATCATGTCGTCTAACCGGTCTATGGCTCTTGAGACCTTTCGCCAGGTAGCCAATGCCCTGGAAAATAACGATCATTTAAAAGGCATGGTTAAACAGATACGCCATGCCAATGGAACTGAGTCTATAGAAATGTTGAGTGGCGCAAGAATGGACGTGGTCGCGGCAACGAGAGACGGCAGTCGCGGAAGATCCATAAATGGGTTGCTCTATATCGATGAGGTACGCGAAATCAGTCCCGAAGGGTATCGAGCTGCAATTCCGGTGACGCGAGCCCACCCAAATTCACACACGCTTTTAACGTCGAACGCAGGAGACGCATTTAGTACCGTTCTCAATGAGCTGAGAGAAAGAGCTCAGGATAACCCATTAAAGTCTTTTGGCTATTACGAATACTCCGCACCACAATACTGCAAGATAACCGACCGACAAGGCTGGGCTCTAGCGAACCCGGCACTCGGCTACACGATCACGGAGAGCGCCATTGAAGAAGCAATTGCTACTAGCCCAATTGAAAACACAAGAACTGAAACTCTATGTCAATGGATTGACTCTTTATCTAGTCCGTGGGCTCATGGGATACTTGAGGAGACCTCAGACGCCTCGCTCACGATTCCGCCAGGTGGCTATACAGTTTTTGCTTTCGACGTATCTCCATCTCGCAGAAACGCGAGCCTCGTCGCTGGTCAAATTCTGCCTGACGGTCGAATTGGTGTTGGAATACTCCAAACCTGGGAAAGCCAAGTAAGCGTTGACGATCTCAGGATAGCGGCTGAGATAAAGGCTCACAGCGATCTCTATAGACCGAAACAAATTTGCTTTGACAAATATACCGCTCAGTCAATTGCCGATAAATTAAGCAATGCCGGGTGCGTCGTGCAAGATGTTTCGGGAGCAGCCTTCTATCAAGCTTGCGGAGATCTTAACGATGCTCTCAATGCCCATAGGCTCGTTCATGCTGGGCAACAAAATTGGATTCAACAAATGAATAATTGCGCAGCCAAAGTAAATGATTCGGCTTGGCGCATTGTTAAAAGAAAATCTGCCGGAGACGTATCGGGAGCGATTGCAACTGCCATGGTGGTTCACATGCTAAACAAACCACAACAGGTTGCGGCTATTTACACAGAATGACCTACATGTAGTGTATAATTACACCCTATGGGTCTCTTCTCGCGTAAGCCACAAATCGTAGAAGCGCAATACGCGCCGCAGGTAATGTCTGACTCTTACCTGACTTTAGGTAATTACTATCCAGCTTATGTCAACCGCACACAGGCTCTCCAGGTACCTGCAATCAAAAGGTGCAGAGATCTTATTGCCGGAACGATTGCGGCAGTTCCATTGGAGTATTATAAGAAATCAACTGGCGAAGAAATTGCAGCGCCACGTTGGGTTGAACAACCATCTAAGTCACAGCCACGCTTTGAGACAATGTATTACACATTGGACAGTCTCCTCATGTTCGGGTGCGCTTATTGGCAAATTGATGAGACCTATTTGGAAGACGGCAGAATGGCAAACGCGCATTGGGTAGCCAATAGCCGCGTTACATTTAACACAGACTCCACAACAAGCTATGTCACAGAGTATTTTCTCGATGGCAAACCTTTGCCAATGTCAGGCGTTGGATCACTTATTACTTTCCAAAAAGATGAAGGCATTTTATCTATTGGTGGTTCAACAATTAGAGCTGCTCTCGATGCGCAGCATGCAGCGAACATTGCGCTACAAACCCCAGCCGCCACCGGCTTCTTGAAGAATTCCGGGGCTGATCTTCCACCTAACGAAGTTTCAGGTCTCTTGGCTGCATGGAAGCGAGCACGTCAGAACAACGGAACCGCTTACTTAACTTCTACTATTGATTATCAGACAATCGGCTTTAGCCCTAAAGACATGGGTTACAACGACGCAATTCAAAACCTTGCAACTGAGTGTGCACGACTTTGCTCAGTAGATCCTTACTATGTCTCAGCTTCTATGAACCAAAGCATGACTTACAGCAACGTGATTGATGAAAGAAAGCAATTTGTTGCTTTGACTCTTCAGCCATACGTCTCAGCAATCGAGTCACGCCTTTCAATGAACGACGTCTCAACCGATGGACATTTTGTAAAATTCAGCTTAGACGACACATTCTTGAGAACTGAAACTATGGAGCGACTTCTTGTACTTGAGAAGATGCTTGCTCTTGGTCTCATTACAACTGAACAGGCAATGCAAATGGAAGACCTCTCACCTAACGGGAACGGTAACTAATGGAAACTCTATATCTTGAAGCCTCATCTATTGAGTGCTCAGAAGAACGTCGCGAAATCTCAGGCAAGATTGTGCCTATGGGTACAGGCGAAGTTGGTCATACAAATCTAGGCGATTACACATTCGCTGCAAACTCAATTGATATTGCTGACGTCTCAAAGATTAAGCTTCTATCTCAGCACGATCTCAAGAAGCCAATCGGTCGCATGATTGCGGCAGAGACTCGCGCAGATGGTATCTATGCGACATTCAAACTTTCACGCTCTTCAGGCGGAAATGACGCGCTTATCATGGCGCAAGAAGGTCTTGTCACAGGACTTTCAGTTGGTGCTGAAATTATTGCATCACAGCCTTCTAAGAATGGATACACAGTTGTATCCCAGGCTAAGCTCAAAGAAGTTTCTTTAGTAACGGTTCCGGCGTTTGCGTCAAGCCAAATACTAGAGATCGCAGCAGAGGAAGTTCTCCCTGCTGAAGAAAACCCACAAACAGAAAGCGAGACAGTCGTGGAAGACACAACAGTCGAAGCAACACCGGTAGAAGCTGCGGCTGTGGAAGCTGCTCGCCCTACAATCACAGCAATGGCGTACACAACACCACGCCTCAACCTAGACATTACAGCAGGACAGTATGTCAAGGCACAACTTAACGCATCACGCGGCGACGCAGATGCTCGCGAACTTATGGCAGCTCTTTCAGTTGCTACAGTCGCAGAAAACACAGGTATGGTTCCACCTACATACCTTCGCGATGTAATCGGTATCATCGACGCATCACGTCCATTCATTGATTCAATCGAGCGCGCTCAGCTCCCAGCAAGTGGCATGAAGGTGTTCACTCCAAAGCTAGGTGCTCAGGCAATCGTAGGTCTAACAGCAGAAGGCGCTGAATTCGCATCACAGGACACAGCAGTTACTTTCCAGGAAGATAACGTAGTCAAGTTCGCCGGTGCTGGATTTCTAGACGTTGAGCTCGTGGATCGCAGCGATCCAAGCTTCCTTGACCTTTATATCCGTG